GGAAACGTTGGCAGCAATCAGGATTGCATCGGCACGCTTTGTTTCCCAATCCCATGATTTCTAGCTTTCCGTAACCCTTTCCGCGCCGAACACGAACTGGAAAGTGGATTACCGCACCGCCTTGGTCGGCAGGATGCTTCTAGTCGCATTCCACGCCAATCGCCTCAACGCCGATTGGAACGCGGCGGAAGAGTGGGAGGTGTCACAGATTCTCGAACTCCCAGCCGGTTTGGAGGCGGCGTTCGAGGTACATTGCGCCGCAATATCCAATTCGAGCATCGGATTGCATGGCGTCGAAGTGCAGGTGGCGCGGCACACCATCGCCTTGCGTTCCTCGGGAAAGATGACAGTAAGCGCAAACTGGGGATGGGTCGAAGGCTGTATCACGGTGCCACTTGTCTAGGAGAACGTCACTCCACTAGGAATCGGCATGGAAAAACGCTGCATCAGAATGTTCTCCCTGCCAACTCCGCCAAGTAACGTAATACTGCCATCCGGATTCCAATTCGCTTGCTTGTTGTAGCGCGGATCCGCAAGACTTGATCCAACACATCCCAGTCCAATTGTGGCCGATGGACGTATCCCTGACTGATATAACCAGATACGGTAGTTCGAGATTTCGACGGTTGATTTGAAAGAGCTCAAATCGACATACAGCATGTTGCCCTTGACGGTAATCGTGTTGGATCCACCATATAGGGCGCCAACAAACGATCCTGTGTCCTGAAACTTAAAGGTAGCAGTGAGGGCTACGGAAAGCTATTCAGGCGAGAATGTAGGTCATCGTCCCGGAGAACGTGCCGCTGTTCTGCACCGCGCCACAATTGGCATAACGGAAATTGCCATTCGTTTCCAGAATGAAATCACGCTGGCTGCCACCATCACGCCCCGACCACGTACCATGCGTGACGACCGCAGGCCTCCAACCCTTCGGAATTGTACCGAACTGTCCACTGCCCCACGAGTCAGTGCTCGCGCTTTTCCAGTTGATGCTAATCTGCGCGATCTTGCCAGACTTCACGCCGGTCACGGTGCCATACTGCGATTTAATCAAAGTCTGGGTTACGGAAAGCTATTGCAGTGCCATCCAACAGCCGCACGCCGTGGAGTAAGCGGATTTCGGGTCGCCAAGCATCTGCACCTTCCCATCACGCATGACAAGCAGGCTGAAACCGCAGGACGGGAACGATATGATGCTCTGGTCGGCGAGCGGGCGGAACGCTTCTGGGATGGTCTCATTCGCCGTCGAGTAGTTCTGCTGTCCACTGCCGTCGAACTTGACGTTGCCGTTGATCGTGACGATGCGTCCGACGCGACATAGAGTGAGTCTGTTGTTCGTGTATGGAGGTTTCCATGGCTGGGTTACGGAATCCCACAGCTGGCTCATCGGAGGCAACTGCTTGACAAGCATGACAGGAGTTCCGGCGGTGATGCCACTGATCGGAATGCGGGCGATCGGAATCCATACGGTGCCGGAATTGTTCAGGATACTACCCGACGGCACCGCGGGGTCGACCGCCGTGCCACTGGTGGCGGTGCCCTTCAGCACCGCGAGCGCGATCGTTTCGATGTTGTTCGAGTCTCGCGTGTATTTCACGCAGATTAGGTCGTTGCGGTTCCGTCCTGTGACTCCGCTTTCGATGGTGACGGTTTCCGCCGCGGTGACGCGTGCGTATCGTCCTTCGATCACAAGGTTGAGGACCGGGATGAGCGCCTTGTTTGCTGACTGCATGGTCACGGCGGGGAATTTGCCGTCGCCGCCTTGCAGCAGGTAGTTGCCGTTTCCGACCAGTCCGGCCTGCATGGCTCCTTGGTCGCTGGATGTGATGTGCGGAGCGCCGGCCTTGCCGGTGATGAGATTCATGGTCATGGTCATTCCTTCCTATCTGTTGTGTTGTTGAGGTATGCGGCGTAGGCGGCGTCCTGCGTGGCTGCCAGCGCTTTGAACGTCTGCCAGCATGCGGTACAGACGAGCGCGCCCTGTGCGACTCCGTCGACGGTGGTGTGGGTGATGTCGTGCCAGTCGCTGGAGGTGCGTGGGTCACCGTCGGCGAGGTATGCGGAGGCGTGGCATCGGTCGCAGGTGTATCTGGTGATGTTCGTGGTTCGTGCCATTGATGTTCCTTTCTCTTTCAGGCTGTGCGCTGGTAGATGTGTCCCGGAAGCGTCGTGCCGCATTCCTTCCAAGTGCCTCCGTAGGTTGTTCCCGGATTGGCCGTGGAAGTGGTCCAGTAAAGGGAGCCCACGGGGTGGGCGGCGATGAATGCCTGGCTCACGCTCATGCCCGTCTCGCCCTTGTCGCCCTTCGGGCCGACGAGGCTTGTGTTCGAGACTGGCTTGAACGTCACGTTTTTCCCGGTGGCTGTGATCTGTGCGTACATCAGGTTCTTGCCGCCGTTGGTCATGGCGAAGAAGTATTCGCCTACGACCGGGGCACGGTTGAAACTGAGTATCTGCCAGTCAAAATCCGAGCATGCGGACGTCCAGTATCCGGATAGTATGCGTGTGATGATCAAGGCAGGCAACCCGGTCTCGCCGCGTTGGCCGGCCTCTCCTTTCGCTCCGGTGGCCCCGGTCGCGCCAGTGGCGCCGGCAGGGCCCTGCGGTCCTTGCACTCCCTGCTTGCCTTGCGGTCCGGTGTCGCCCTTGGGGCCTTTGACGTTGCCGAGCAGAATCTTCGTCATGCGTGCTCCTTACTTTCCGTCATTGATCATGTAGTACAGGTCTCCCGTCGCCGGATCGTAGGAGACGGGAGCCTCTGACGCGGTGGCCGTGTCCGCGTATACGGCGTACAGGTCTCCGTTCGGATCGACCTGCAGCGTGAAGAATCCTGATGCGGGTGCCGTCACGCCGCTGGCGCCCTGCGGACCGGACGGCCCCTGTGGACCCTGCATTCCCTGAACGCCCTGCGCTCCTTGCTTGCCTTGCGGGCCGGTGGCCCCGGTAGCTCCAATGGGACCGGTGGGGCCAATGGGGCCGGTAGGACCAGTAGGACCGGTGGGACCTGCTGGCCCGGCCGGCCCGATATCCCCTTTGTCTCCCTTGTCACCCTTCAGACCTTCAGGGCCTTGCGGACCAGTAGGCCCGGCGGCTCCAGTGGCTCCTTTGGGGCCTTGCGCACCGATGATGGATTGACGGGAAATCGTCTTTCCCGTGAATAGGCTGCCGGACTGTGAAACGCACTGCCAGACGATGCTGTATTTTCCGCCACCTGACAATGCGGTCGAATATTCGTTGGCGAGTGGTGTTCGGTTCAACCATTCGCTCACGTTCCCCGTGAAAGTGGATCCCACCGGATATTCGCCGACGAGGGATTTCTTCATCACGAGCGCCGGAAGGCCGACGTCGCCTTTAGCTCCCTGAACGCCCTGCGCTCCTTGCTTGCCTTGCGGGCCGGTGGCCCCGGTATCGCCCTTGTCACCTTTGGGGCCTTTGATGTTGCCGATCAATAGTCGCGCCATGTGTCACCTTTCCGGGATGTCCACGTACAGGTTCCCGCTCTCGGAGTCCCAGACGAACGAGGGTGGGTTCGTGTTGTCCGGATAGTTCACGTACAGGTCGCCGTCGCCTTCCATGCTGAGCGTGAAGAAGCCGTTCGAGGGGGCGGATACGCCGCTGTCGCCCTTGTCACCCTTCTCCCCTTGCGGGCCCTGGATGCCTTGGGAACCTTGGATGCCTTGTCTGCCCTGGGGGCCGGTCGCTCCCTGTGGACCCGTGGGACCCTGCGGACCTGTGGAACCCGTCGGGCCTTGCGGGCCCGCCGCGCCGATCGCGCCGGCATCACCCTTATCGCCTTTCTCGCCGCGTATCCCCTGCAGTCCCTGCGGGCCTTCGGGACCGGCGACGCCTTGCGGCCCTCGCTCCCCGGTCGCTCCTTTCTCTCCCCGAGGACCGGTGGGTCCGGTCGCTCCGGTGGCCCCCTGTGGTCCTGTGTCGCCCTTGTCGCCCTTCTCCCCTTGCGGACCCTGGTCGCCTTTCGGAAGCCCCAAATTCAAGGTTTTGTCGCTGCCGGCGCCCGTGAGCGACGCGCTTGCCTGTGCGCCGGGGGCGAGCGTGTCCACCGAACCGATTTTCAGGCCGGTGATGTAGTCGCCTTTCGGCTGTTTACCCGACAATGCGTTGTTGAGCGAGTCGATGTCGTTTCTGGTCACGTCGGCGCTGAACGTCCAGGCGTCGAGTTTGAGGCCGGCTCCAGCGTAGTAGGCGTGGCCACCATCCCCGATGAAGGATTCTCCGCTGTTGCCGCCGGCGCTGGCACCTCCGGATTCGTAGGTGACGGTGAGCACGCCTCCCGAAACCTTGACGATCTTCTTGGAGATCTCGGCAGTGACGACGAGGCCCGTGTTGTTGTCACGACCTGTGACCAGGTCGCCGACGTCCGCGTCGATGCCGTCGGGAATGTCCACGTCGATGGTGCTGGTGTTCCGAAGTTCCTGGAATTTCTGCCTGCCCTTGTCCTCGAGCTCGTCGGCTTCGGCGTTGGACAACTCGTATGTGGCGGTGCGTTCGTCAAGGCCTTTGAGGGTCTGCGTGTGGCTGAACGTGCCGTTCGCGTCGGCGTACCAGTGGATGACGGTACGGTCCTTGAGTTCGCCCTTGCCCAGGCAGATGAGATGGTTGATCGGATGCGCCGCCTGTTTGGCGGTGAAGTCGATGAGGTCCGAGTCGATGCTGTCGCCGATCGTGCGGACGGGCATGGCGCTCATGGCCACCTTGTCGCCGTCATTACGCAACCGGAGTTTGAGTCCGCTTGCCCTGAGCATCTTGACCAGACCGCTGTACAGGTCCACGTACCGGTCGAACTGGCAGGTGGTCTTGTGGTCGGCGCTTTCGTCGGTGACGGTGAACAGGCCTTGCAATCCCGCACGGCTGACGAGCGTGCGCATGATGACGGGAATCGTGCCGGACAGGGTGAGGTAATCGTTGTTCCTGTCCGGTTCGATAATCTTCGAAGCGAGCACTCCATGCCAGTCGCGGCCATGCCAAGTGACGGTGGACAGGCCGCCGTCCACGTCGACATCCGTGTCGTCGATGATGCCGCCGTACTCGGTGCCGTCGATCATGATGCGGCTCCCCGCCTTGAGCGCGGCGTCTTCGACCTGCAGGTCGAAGTCGTTCTCCCCGCTACCGAACGCGAGGTCGAGCGTGTATGAAGCGTGGCTCGCCACGGGTTTGCCTGTGGCGTCGGTGACGATCAGGTCCATGGCGGTTCGCTCCTTTCCTCGCAGACCGTCAAGTCGAATTGGAATCCTCCCGGCCAGCTGATCGGCTGTGTTCCGGGCGCGAGCGGTTGGAACACGTACCGGCCGGAATCCTTGCCCGACCCTCGCACGGCCTGTGCGAAGCAGTTGGTGGCGAGCCCGGTGCCGCTGACCATGGTGACGGTCCTGACATCGCCGGTGCCGTCGATTTCCAGACGCGAGCCGGATGGTACGGTCACGTCGACCTCGTATCGGTTGTCCCCGATGATGACGTACGGGTTTGTGCACGGTCCGAATATCGTGAGCTTGACCGGCTGCGGGATGGATGTGTCGTTGACGATCTCGGCACCCAATGCCATGCCGGCGAAATCATGCGGATAATCATATGGATAGTCCAGGTCGGAGGTTCCGGAATCGTATCGCGGCGTGAAATGCGTCATGGTCGGACGGCGCCACACGCCATCGGCCAGCACGATGGTCAACTGCGTTTCAACCATCGTGGGCGTGATGGATTGCGGTTCGCTTTTCGTGATCCACGCTTTGGCTTCCCATTCGCCGTCGGCCACGAGCGTGCCCGGGTTCCCGGATGCCATGTCGGCGTCCGCGAGGCGGCGCAGTAGGTCGAGCGTGGCTGGAGAATCGTGGATCTTCACGGTGACTGTCGCCTCGCGTGCCTTGCGGGTGATGCCCGTCATGCCACGTGAGGCGAGGCTGTAGTCCCAGACGCGGGCTCGCAGTCCCGTGAGCGTCTCGCCGTACAGCGGCCCCTCGAAGCCGATGCGCTCACCTGTGGCCGCGCACACGTATTCAAGCGATTGCACTTCTCACCTTCCTTGCGAAGTCGCGGTCCCCTATCGTCGGCGTGTACCTGGCGATGATCGATCCGAGGTCGTCGTGCAGCGATTCGACGGCCGCGATGAGTTCCCGCAGATCGCCGTCGCCGGCATTGGCGCCGGTGCCGGCCGTGACGTTCAGCCTGCCGGTCTTCGACCAGTCCGCGTCGGAGAGGCTCATCGTGGAGACGAGCGAATCCATGGAACGGCTGACCACATGCGCGGAATCGTCGATGCCCAATGCCATGCCACGTCCGACCATCACGCCGACCTCGTCGCGGAACACACGCGACGGGGAATGGATGCCCAAAGCGTTCTTGGCCTTGTCCACCAAGCCCGACAACGCGTTGGTGATGCTGGAATACAACGAGCCGACCATTCCTGTGATGCCGTTGATCAATCCCTGGATGATGTTGCGTCCCGCGCTGACGAGCCAGCTTCCCGCGCCGGACACCGCGCTCCGGACGGTTCCGCCGATCCCGCTCACGACGCTCCCGACACGGCCAACCATATTGCTTACGGTGCCGACGATGCCGCCCCAGACGCTCGACACAATGCTTCCGACGCCATTCCACAACGCGGCCCACACGCTCCGGATTGTCGAGCATGCGGCGGATACCACTCCGCTGACCATGCCGACTCCCGCGGAAACGACGCCTTGAATGCCGCCCCACACTGCCGACACGATGCCCTGGATGGCCGACCATGCGGCGCTCCAGTTCCCGTTGACGACCGCGAGCGCCAGTTGGATGATGCCTTGGATGACGGTGAGTGCGGTGCTGATGATTGTGGCGATGATGGTCCATGCGCCTTGTACGACGGTGGATATGGTGTTCCAGAGTCCGTTCCAGACCGTGCTGATGATGGTGGCGGCGGTTTGGAAGATGGTTTGGATGTTCTGTATTCCGGCTTGCAGGAGTGGTGTGATGGTGGTGATGAATGTTTGGATGCCGGTGATGATCGCGGTGAGTGCGATCATGATGATGGGGCCGATCGTGTTCCAGACGTTTTGGAGGACGGTGGTGATGAGTGTCCATCCGGTTTGCCAGATTTGTTGGATTTGGCTCATGGTCTGGGTGATGAATATGGCGATGGCTTGCAGGATTGGCTGGCATGCGGTGCTGATCTGGTTCCAGATTCCCATGAACCATGTGGCGAAGCTGTTCCAGAGTCGTTTGCCCGTTTCGGTTTGGGTGAAGAACCATGTCAGCGCGGCCACGACCGCGCCGATGGCCACGACAAGCATGCCGATCGGATTCGCATCCAAGGCAGCGCTGAATGCCAGCTGCACGGCGGTAGCAGCCTTGGTCACCGCGCTCCACGCCGATTGAGCTGCCTTGACAATATTGAACGAGCCGGCGAGTTGCTTCAGTGCTCCAGCCGCGCTTCCCGCGTCGGAGATCTTGCCAATCAAATCGAACGTGGCCGTAGCGGTCTTCTCCACACCGGAGGCAGTCGCGGAAATGGCCTTCAGTCCACCGGAAACCGTTTTCAGCCCGGCCGAGACGATATCCCAGCCTTTGACCGCGAGCAATGCAATGGTGATGGCCTTCAACGCGCCGGATACCAGTGCGCCGTTCTGCTGCGCCCACTGTCCGACCGACTGCAGCCAGCCTCCCACCGTCATGAGCACGCCGGTCAAAGTGTTCAACAGTCCGGCGAAGCTCTGCGCCGCGGAACTGGCGGTGCGCGCGCTGTCGTTGAAGCCGAAGGCCTGCGAGACCGCGGCCGCCAATCCGGAAACCAGCGAGCCCAATCCGGAGATGACGCCGGTCAGGCTTTCAAGGAACGGCTGCAACGCGCCCGTCTCGATGAACGTGTTGACGAACGTCTTCGCCCATCCCGCCGCGTTCGACAACACCTGCGCGACCGAAGCGACCACTCCCGCGAGCGCGCCGGCGGTTGTGGAGAACATTGTGGCGG